GGGCGCAAGTTCTCTGAAGCGGCATTTGACGCATTACAAAGATTAGAGAACTTTATGGATGAGACGATAAATATTACAGACCCAGGAGGAAGATTTACAGGAAAAGCTAAATCTCAATATAAAATAGGTCAAACTATAAATAAGGGTGGAAAAGCATATACCATTACAGGATTTGATACTGACGGTGAACCATTAGTTGATGAGAAGAGGTAATTATGCCTATACGATTAAGTGATATTCAAGATACAGAAGTTCCTAAAAAAAGCATTAGGTTATCTGATATTCCAGACGAACCAAAATTTAACGGTCAGTCCCCTGGTGTATTAAGCACACTCTTAAATACTTCTCCCGAAAGGTTAGAGAAAGAGGGTAAATGGGTAAAAAGTGGGCTATTAAAAACAGGGGAGGACATATATAAAGAAGGTGTTGCGCCTGTATTAGAGGGTGCTTCTACTTTTGCGGGTGGTGTTCCAAAAATGATTGCTAAAGCTCAAGGTGATGAAATGACGTTCCCTGAACAGGAGACTTTCCCAGGGAAATTATTACGAGGGGCTTCTGAAGTAGCGGGATTTACGGCTGGAGCGCCTGGAAGAGTAGCAAAATTTACAGGAAAGGCTTTAGAAAAAGTAGCTGAAAAAACTATTCCTAAATTTGCGGGGAAAACACTTGTATCTAAAATAATACAAGGGACAGGTGCCGGAAGTGCGGGAATGGCTACAGCAGGAGATACTTTAGATGATAGAGTATCAAAAGCCAAAGCAGGCGCAATTATTGGAGGCATGACTTCAGGTGCAGGCCCAATAATAAAAAAATCTTTTGATTGGATAGGGAAAGTCGGCAGAACGGTTAGTGGTATAGAAAAAGAAGTTTTTGATGAAGCAAGTAAAAAAGGCTTTCGTAATGTGCTTAAATCTAAATATTATAATAAAAAGTTACCTACAGAGATACAGAATCGCATTGCCGATAATATAGATAATATGCAGTTTGAGGCAGGGGAAGAATATAAAAAATTGATAGAACCTTTAAAAAATACAGCTTTTGATATGCCTAAATTAAGGGGTGATGTTGCCAAAATTGCTAATAGAATTAAAACTAACCCATTTGATACGGAATCCTCTAAATTAGATAATGCTATTTATGACGGCGTAATCAATAAGGCTAATATAAAAACATTGGGCGACGCATTAGACTTAAGGCGCAATCTTGATGATATTATATATGGGAATAAAGGTGATCTAAAAAGTTCCTTCGGGAAGCAAGTAAGAGATTTACTCAATAAGGAGTTGCATAAAAATAAAGAACTTTCCGCAGTAGATAAAGAATGGGCAAGCCTTCAAGATGTATTAAAAGAGGGTAAAAAGATACTCGGCGATACAGGAGAAAAGATATTAGAACGCTTTGGTAACTTAACTGAAAAACAGAAACAAACTCTTGTTGCTTTAGAAAAAAAAATAGGGGGTCTTCCTTTTGTGGAGGATTTATCTAATTATAGCCTTGCTAAAGAATTTATAACTCGAAAAGTTAGCCCAAGCGTTTCAGGAATTGTAAGAGCAACTTCTAAACCTCTTTTAAGAGGGTATTTAAGGACAGGGGAAAGCGCGGAAAAATTTAGTGGAAAAGCTATGCAAAAAATAAACAATTTAATAAACAAAATGCAAAAATAATTAACGAAATATAGAAGAATGTGGAAAATATGCGTTCCATCCATTTATCATAGACCATATAAATATACCTATAAACATCATTAAACCCAATATAACAAAAATTAAACTTGGTATGCCTAAAATAAATGGATGTTCTTCGATAACATTGTTAATATTAGCTTTCATTTCAGTAGATTTAGTCATATTTTCCCCTTTTAAATTATCTGCGAATTATAGTATAAAATCCCAAAAATAAAGTATAGATACATGTCATGCCGATTAATACCCCTATGACAAATAGGATAGTATCTCTAATAGGTGTATCACTCGTAACAATACAATGGAACTTTATACCACATTTGTTTAATTTTATTTCCATAACAGATTTGGTTCTATAAGTCTTATAGTAAAAAACACTCCTATAAGAATAAATAATACAACCCCTATAACTATTTTTTCAGAAAAAGTCATACCTATAATATACCCCAAAGTCCAAGTTTTGTAAATACTTTATTTTCCTACTTGTAATAAGTGAACATTCAGGAATACAAACATTACCAATCCAACTGTTATCATTATACACAGTATCTTTATGATCCTATCCATAGACCCTCCTTACAGTAAAAAGTTCCTTTGAGCCATTGAATAAAAATTCCTATCAGGTATAGTCTAATATAATGTATTTGCGATAAAAAGGCTAAAAGTGTAATACATTTGCAATGCGTTTGTAATACATTATTTCCCTTGCGTAAATATTAACAAATTGATTAAAATAGAGTTTAGGCTTTCTTATGACTAAAAAAAACAGAACTCGGTCATACAGATTTGATAAAGACACTATCGAGATACAAGAGCGTATTCACAAAGATGTGAATAAACTTACAGGAAAAGAATTTTATTACTCCGCTATTGCCCGGGCATTATATAAGGTATGCCTCATTGACCCTACACACTATAAGAAGGTTCTAAAGAAGGTAGTAAAGTATTTAAAAGAAAGTGCTTGACAATTTGTGTGTGTGTGTTTATAATTAAAGCATACAAAGGAGGCGTATATGCCTATACCAATTTGTCCGGATTGTAATAGCACAAATGTGCTTTACAAGAAAAAAACAAGCTCTTTTTGGTGCCGCAGATGTGGTTATGAGTGGACCAAAAAGGCAGGTAAAAAAATAAAGGAGAGTGATAAAACGTGTTAAGTAGATACGACAACATTGATGAAACAAAGTGGCAACATATTCAAGTAAGGGTAAGTCCGCGGTTAAAGGAAGAAGTAAAGATATGTTGCAAGTTAGATGAAACAGATATAAGCGAACTTACAAGAAGTTTTTTAAAAGCATACGTTGAAACGGAACAATACGATCCTCAACCAATGCCTGCATTAAACAGGTTTGAAAATGCTTTTAATAGAGTGTTAAGTTTTAAAAGGAGAACGACATGGAACAATCATGCAAAAGTAAGAAATGTAGCGTAAATGGATGTAAAAATGAATTTTTTAGGAGAGGCTATTTCTGTAGACTTCATTTTGGAAGAATTTATCGTAATAACGGAGTTCCTTTAGATAACAATATTTATTCTTCAAAAGGAGAAAATAATGTAAATTGGAAAGGTGGGGTATCAGAGTATAGGGATCATTACAAAATGAAACTAGTTAGAATAGAAAAATTAAAGCAAGAAAAAGGTCTTTGCGAAGTTTGTGGTAAGTTGGGTTATGAGGTTCACCATATAGATGAATCTAAAGACAATCATAACCCTGAAAATTTGATATTGCTTTGTCATAAATGTCATATGAGATTTTTTCATAGCAATACAAATAAAAGCAAAAGATACGTTTCAAAATTTACACAAATATATGGGATGACGATAAGGCAAATAGCAGAGAAATACGGAGGAACAACATCACTATATTATCGTTATCACAAGCAAGGAAAATTAAAAAATTATTTACAAATGCTTGACAGGTAGGAGGTCATAGTGTATACTTATCTTGTTAGGAGAAAAACAATGACCAAGCAATGCGCCGAACCAAAAGCAGTAAAAAGAAAGAATTTTTTTATGCCCAAATTTTCCCTCGCTTCCGATGATCGAATTTCTTTCTACCTCGCAAGGGGTCAAAAGCGTTCGGCGCAGTCAAAGGAAGCAGGGAGTTCTTATAAACCCTCATTTAAAGCCTCGGTTTGCCCTTCAAATCCTTTAATACAGACACTTTTAGGATTATTGTATAGGTGGATAAGGGTTCTTCTTATTTGCCTCCAAAGCGCCTATAATGTATCCGTCGTTATCCCTTTAAAATCAATACACTTTTCCTATGGTGTAATGACAAAATCATTACATTGGGTAGAGTATCTTATTGAATTTATCGGGAGTTTTGTATTAAAAAGAACGTCAGGACAACTTAATTACGTTAGACCCCTTATTATTTCCTTAATAGTATGGGGTTTTTTTGTGTCCAACGCTTTTGCGTATACTAACGAACAGATAGCCAACGCAATTTATAAGGCAGAAGGTGGAGCAAAAACAAGACATCCCTACGGAATACTTACCAAGTATAAGAAAACCACACCAAGACAAGCCTGCTTAAACACAATAAAAAACCAAAGAATAAGGCACGCAAAGCACAACTGCGGTAAGGATTTTTTAACTTGCTTAAGGGATAGGTATTGCCCGATAGGTTGCGATAATGACAACGGAACAAATAAAAACTGGCTTAAAAATGTAAGATATTTTTTAGCAAGGGAGGTGAATTAAGGTGTGCGACTGGTTTGAGAAAGTAAGCGATGATGATGTGAATTTAGGCAAGTGCCACGAAATAGGACACATGGTCAAGTGTGGCGGGAATATTAAGAAATGCTGTAAGCCAAGACCGAAGTTTTATCCGAAGAAGAAACGAGGTTAATATGATAAAAACAAATAAAGAACATGCAATCGTTCCACCGAGAAGCATATCCAGGGAAATGGAAATACTGGATAGAAATTGGCGAAAACGCCGAGGATTAGTAATGGAAAGAGGGATATTGGTAAAATTTACACCGAGAGAACCTCTGACGGAAGAACGTAGAATAGATATTCAAAATAAGGCGATTATCCGCCGAGAAAATAAGGAGTAGTATGAGAAAAATTAAGTTAAGTAAAAATATAAATCCTGGTTTATTGGAAGCCAGTAAAGACGCGCTTGTAGCGTTGAACCATTTAAGCGTGTTATGCCCGAAATTTCCGACACAACATACGAGAAGGAAACTTGAGCAAGCGATAAAAAGAGCGGAGGGGGTGATTTGATGTTTATGGATATTTTAGAAACCATATCAACTGGTAGTTGTTCACTATGTCATAAACAAAGTCGTATAGCCGTCATAAATAAAGGTATTTGCATGGCAGACCATGACGATTTGGCGGAAGATTTTGACGATAGTGGAGTTGACGAATTAAAGGTAGTAGAAAAAGACGGGGTATTGTATCTCGTTGACATGAACGATTTTCCGGAACAGGAAGAACATGAAGCAAGCGAAGAGGTAGACAATGAAGAAAACAGTTAAGATCACGGGCGGTATATCGGGCGTAATAGCCACAGGTAGTTTTCAAAACCTTAAGCCGACATTTATGTTTGAGGAAACCATAGAAGAAAACGGAACGCCTATTACAGATGAGTTTATCTTTAATAGGGCGAAAGAACTCTACGATAAGGGTTTTTGTATGCTAAAGGAAGCGGAACAAAAAGCCATTGTAGAGAGAATACAGAGAGAACGAAAAGACCTTCGGTTTTTAATATCGGAAAAAGGAAATATCCTTCCGAGTGTTACAAGTATTATAGGTTTTGACGCCGACTTCTTTGTTTCTCCTGAAGAATTATCTCAATACGCTTCTCAAGGTAATATCATTGACGCTAAAGTTAAGCATTACATAAAGACTGGAGAGTGGGTTGAAGGTAAGAAGATACAGGATGTTTGGGCGGATATAGTGATACTCACAAAGGGAAGTCTTAAACTCGATATAGACGTTGGGGATTTTCCTGAATTTCTTAAAAAATATCCTATATCTGATATGAAAGTCGGGTCAAGGTTTATGTTCGATGAAGAGGGGTATTGCGGAGAACCGGATTTTATCGGCTTGCCTGATTTTAAGGAAGCATTAAAAATACCCACAGTTTTTGATGTCAAGCGGACTCCCGACAAGATAAAAAACGGTATGCAGTTGGCGGCATACTGTAAGTTTCACAAGATAACACAGGGGATAATAGTGCCTTTAAACGACAAGACGGCACAGAATTATTCCAAGCCTGTTATCTATGACGAAAAGACGCTGGAAGGGTATTACAAGATGTTCAAAGGCAAGCAGAAAGACTTTAAGCAGAGATATGCAGTTTAACTGAAGCATAGCAAAAGGAGTTGAAAATGGTTTACATACCACCTAAAGAAAAAACGGATTTTGAAAAAGTAGTAGTTGATGAGTGGGTAACAGGGGAAATAGTCGGAGAGGATATATTCAAGAACGTAGATCAGAAGTTTACCAATAAGCAGGGGGAAACAGAGATAAGGAAAGTTGACCAGGTAAGATTTAAGTTCAAACTTGACGGATACGAGTTTCCTCATTATTCAAGGCGCATGACTTTAAGCACAAGTGAGAAGTCAAATCTGTTTAAGTTTTTACAGCAAATTTACGGAGATAACATTGTTCCTGATATAGCTGTAAATACGGAAAAGCTGAAAGGTTTAAGAATAAAAACAATGTGGATAAACAACAAGGATTTTCAGAATTTAACGCAAATTCGCCCATTAACAACACCACCGGCTATATGGGAAGTTGTCGTTGATGAACATACAACAGAGGAAGCGCCATTTTGAACCCAATATTCCGAGCCAACATTAAGAAAGGAAAGGTAGTTTTTGACAATGTAGAGTCGTTCAATAACTACCTTATTCCTTTTGAGGGCAAAGAGGTTGATGTAGTTGTCAAGAAGCGTAAAAAGTCAAGGACTAACCCTCAAAACGCTTATTATTGGGCCTGTATAGTCGCTATTCCGGCAGAACACTTCGGATATACACAAGATGAAATGCACGAGGCTATGAAGTTTATGTTTCTAAAAAAACAGGAAGAAGGCAAACCTTTAACAGTCAGAAGCACGACCTCATTATCTACTATTGAATTTTCTGAATACGTTGAGAAATGCAGGCAGTTTTGCGCTGAGGAAGGCTTGTATATCCCCGATCCTGACGAAATCGAATACACAGGCAAAGACCAGGAAGTTATTGATGAAGAAAATAAGCCTGTTGCTATTGACTTCCTTGATTTTATTTTTAGTAGAGCCGAAAGTGGAAAGATAACAGAGGAAAGAATTATTGAAATTTCAAAAGAGAACTTCGGCAAAGAGCCAAGAGATTTGACACAAATAGAAGCGGAGAGCTTGGATAGCTTAATTGTATCGGAGTTGCCGGAATGAGAAAACGCTTTTTACAGAAATCGAGAGGGGCGCATGGGTATAAAGGCAAAACAAATGGTAGGGCCAAAAGGCTACTATCCAAGATCAAAGCCATTAATCCGGCGCTCCTTGATAGTGAAGAGAATTACTTATGCCTAAAAAAAAAATAATAATCAAGGGTAAGGTATTTTGTTCGGCATGTGGTAAGCAAGTCGGTCGGTATGAAATACGTTGTCAGCATTGTAAAAAGGAGTTTAAAAATGCTACAAGAAACCTCTTTAATAGCCTATAGCGAAAAACAAACCAATTCTCGGCGAAGAAGAAAATATGGTTTTTAATATTATAAGGGCAAGAGGCAACGCAACAATAGCTGAAATTGCGGCATTAACAGGGTTACAAAAGAGTTCCGTAAGCGGAAGAATGGGCGATTTAAGAAGGCATAAGAAAATATTAAACGCGGGCAAAAGGAAATGTATGTCAGGTAAGGGTATGGCGATTATGTGGGTTGAGAATAAGACTAAAGAAACGGATTTGTTTAATTAAGGAGTGGGTATGGCAAAAAGATTTACCGATACAGAACTATGGCACGAAGATTGGTTTATAGCCTTACCAAAAGATTATAGGAATTTTTGGATATATATAAAAGATGATTGCGACCACGCAGGAATATGGAGACCAAAAATAGCAGGATTTAATAAGCTATATGAATGTAGTGTTGATCTTGGTAAAGCGTTCCAGTTGTTGAACCAGGATTGCGACAAAAATGCACAACGCATAATACTACTTAAAAACGGACGTTGGTTTTTAATAGGGTTTATACCTTTCCAATACGGCACCACATTAAATCTCCTAAACCGTGTTCATAGGTCTGTTTATGAACTTTTATTAGAAAATGAAGTCAATTTGACCTCAATTAGACCTCAATTAGAGGTCATACAAGGTCTTAAAGACAAGGATAAAGACAAGGATAAAGACAAGATACTTAATAATAAAGGAGTGAATTTAGATTTTGAAACACTCTGGAATAAATACCCTAACAAAGTTGGTAAAAAAGAAGCCTATAAGCATTTTATGTATTCCGTAAAAACAGATCAAGACTGGCAGGACATACAAAAGGCCCTTACTAATTATCTAAACAGCAAGCGCGTTTTTAATGGCTATGTTCAGAACGCAAAGACATTTTTTAATAACTGGCGTGATTGGGTTGATTATAAAGAGCCTGTATGCCTAAAGTGTAAGGGTAAGGGTAAATATCAATCATCAACAGGTTATGAAATAGTCTGTGATTGCCCTGATGGAAAGAAGCATAAATAAATGGACAATCGTGAGTTGTGTTTAAAATTATGGAAGCAATTTAAAGCTGGTGAGGTAACCCTGGAACAAATGAGAGAAAAATTATCAGAATTAGAAGTGCCGGAAGTAAGGAGTATCAAAAGAGTATTCAAGGGAACACAAGTGAACCGAGGATGTCCGGAGGAGCCGTTTTAATGTTCGAGCGTGAAATTATAAGAGATCTTATTCTTAAATACGACAAAGGTGAATTAAGCCTGGAAGATTTGCTTATAGAAATAGAAAGGGTGTGGAGATGAAAAATTCCTGGATAAAGCGTAAAAAAAGCCCGCGCAAAAAATTAAGAGATGAGATAGGTAAGCTCCATTTTGAAATACTGAAACTCAAACGAGGCAATAGATGTGAGATAACTGGGTTGGTTGTTAACGATTTGGGTCGTTTTCATATTTTGCCCGTAGGGAAATACCCTGAACTCGAATATATGGATGAGAATGTCCTTCTTGCTTCCTGGAATTTAGCCCATAGACATTGGCATCATGATTATTACAAAGCCCAAAAGATAGAAAAGAAGATAAAAGAATTAAGGGGTGAGGATTACAAAGATAATCTGCTTATGATCGCCAGAACTTGCCCTAAACACGGTATGTTCTATTTACAGGCGCTTAAAGTATATTTTACACAAGAACTTGAAATATTACAAAAGAAGTAAGTTGTAAACCAAAAAGGAGGCAATATGCAGTTAAGAAAAGGAATGATAGGTAGCTGTAAGATTAGCGGTAAGCAAGTAGATAAGTTCGTAGTGCAAGAAGAAGATGGAGAATTTTATCTTGGCCAAGATGTTATGGACGGAGAGGAGTGTTCCGATAAATTAGGCTTTAAGTATAGTTGGCATGTAGGTAAGGGAACTCCAGAAGATTTGAAAAAAAATGACGTCACCGACCTCGTAATCCTAAATAAGACCATTGATGATATAGCTACTGGGGATGTTGTGGTGAATAGAAGTGTTACTCGTAAAATCCTTGCAAGAGTAGATGATGTTGTGTGTTTGTCTTATGCTGGGAATTTTAATAAAGCACAGAATTGGTATACTATTCAAGAACTAAAAGATGAAGGCTACACAGTCCTTGAACCCAAGCCTGAACCAAAGCTGATAAAAGTAAAGCTAAAAGGTGGCGAGGTAGTTGAGGGAGAGGTTGTGGAATAAAAGGAGGAACCCTATGACAGACTTTGATAAGAAGATGCTTAAACTTATAAAATATCATATGCAATGTCATAATGACAGTTGCCAAACTTGTAACAATTTTCTAAAATCCATAAAATCTGCGATTAAGGATAATTTACCAAAAGAGAAGAACGTTTTAAAAGAAGATAATAATTCTCCAAGTTATTTACATTTTAAGATAGGCTACAACCAAGCACTTAAAGACCTTGAACATAACCTGGGGGGGGTGGGGGAATGAAATGTTTTATTTGCAAAAAGGTATTTAATCAGAAAAAAGAGAATTACGGATGGCATGTTAATAAACAAGGAGAATTAGAGAAATGTGCTTATCAAAATATGCCTATGCAATATCACAGTAGACCTCAACTTTTAAGAAAGATAAGGAGTACTTATGACAAAATCTCGTAGGGAAATAGTGGCGGAAGTGTTGATGAAAAACGGGCATATAAAAGTTTATGCAGATGCTATGGCAGGATATATCCTTGAAGCCCTGGATAAGGCAGAGAAGCCAGTATCTATTTGTGATGCTTACACAAATTCTTGTAAATCAACACATCCAAGACAAGAATGCTCAATGTGGATATATAAATCCAATCCTCCCCCAGAAAAAATAGGAGAATTAGCAGCTATCGTAAAAGATAGCGGTATAAAATGTAAGGTTAGAAAAATGACAAATGATGAAATAGACACTTCTGATGGGGCTTGGTATGCTTGCGAAGAAACAGGAAATATATATAAAGAAGATGAATTGGAGTTTAACCCCACTCCCCCAGAAAGAATAGAGGAAATAAGGCCATTAACACTTGAAGAAGCCCATAGCATTATAGAAGTAGCAGATAGGATTAATAAGGTTATCCGTGAACTAAACAGGATAAAGGAGAGTGGGAGATGAAACTACGCTATTCCGAAAAACCTATTACCATAGACAAACATACTTGGGTTTATTTGAGAACTAATAAGATTGAAATTATTCATGAAATCAGAGATAAAGATGAAAATCATTTTAGGACAGACCATATAAAAATACAAGCTCATAAAATCAAGACTTGGTTTAGAAAGGAAATACAATGACCAAAGATAAGAAGTTGGAGGAGAAATGAGCAGAGTCCATGTTTATCCATCATCAGAAGAAAATCTACATGAGTTAGAAAAAGGAGCAGATTGTTTATGCGAGCCTAAAGTTATAGACGAAGGATTAGATATGAACGGAGAAAGAGCTTTAGTTTTTGTGCATAGTAAATTTCATAAGCAGGACTGGATAGTTAAAAAATTTGAACTTTAACCAAAGGAGTTGTATGACTGAAAATAATAAATTGGAGGCTATTTTAACACAATTAAGGAAAGGTTTTGTAAAAGTTCCAGAAGCCAAGCAAGAAATAACTGCATTATACGAAGTGCCGAGTGTGGAAGAAATAGAAAATGCTTTAGGAAAAATAGAAGCACCAATAGATGAAAACCTTTTTGAAATAAAAGGAACACAAAATCCAGCAATAGTTATATTAAAACCAAAGTGGACGAATAAAATAGCAGTAGTCATCCACTCTCTCATACTCAATAAAAGGAGGAAATGAATGAAGAAAAAACCTAATAAAAAGAAAACAGAATTGATATATCTTATAGAAATGAGTAAAGAAGATATGATGAACGTTATGCGAGGTGCTGGGTTGCAATATAAAATAAAAAATATGCTTATAAATATCAGGAGGAGGCAATGATGAAGGAAACAATCGGTTGGAAACAAGTTAGATGTTCTAAATGTGGTGGATTACACTCGGAAGCAATAGAGAGAAATGTTATAGAAGAACCTAAAAATTTAAGTGCGTTTATAGATAGACCTTGTAAATGCAAAGACGAAGGAATGGGAGAACCCAATGACTAACTATCTCAAAGAACTGGAGAAGATGGCGAGGGAGAATAATGCGATGTGGTATTTCGAATATAGTTTAAGGACTGCAAGTTGGAGTGGAACATTTAGTGATACCGGACTTTATTCAAGGTTTCCGTCTATAATAGTAACCGCCCCAACCTTTACCGCTATGCTAAAGAAACTGTATAAGGAAGTGAGGACAAAATGAAGGATAGAACAGTTCTCCAAGCCATAGAGGAGGTGTTTAATTGATAGAGCTATACAACGCAGATTGCCTTGAAAAGATGAAAGACATACCAGACAAGAGCATAGATTTGGTGCTTACTGACCCGCCGTATAATGTCAAAAAAGATTTCGCTAATGATGATTTATCAAAAGGGGATTTTAGGGAATTTGTAAAAAGTTTTGTTGATGAAAGTTTAAGAGTATCAAAATTATTGATTTTTTTTACAGGGTCAAAATATTTAGTAGAAGTAATGGGGGGGGTATCGCAGTTTATTGATATTTGTTATTTTTATAAACCATACGCAAATAATAAGGGGATAATTAGCGACTGGAATCATTGCGATTTAATAATTGCTTGCGGAGATAAGCCAATTAAAAAGCCAAAAAATAATTTTTATCAATATCTTAAATTCCCAACAACAGAAGGCAAGCCGCACCCTTGTCCTAAACCAAATGAGATTATGAGAAAGTTAATAATAGATTTTACAGAAAAAGACCATACAATTTTAGACCCCTTTATGGGTTCTGGCACAACAGGAGTCGCTTGTAAGGAACTCGGCAGAAACTTTATCGGCATAGAAATTGACAAAGGTTATTACGAAATAGCAGAAAAAAGAATAGCACAGGCAACGCAGGAGTTGTTTGTTTAGCCATAGAGGAGGTGTTGGGATGAAGTATAAAAAGAAGCCAGTAGTTATAGAGGCAACGAGATGGTGGAAGAATGGCGACCACCCACAAGATGATTGTTTTCGCCCATTTGAAGATACTGGAGAGATACCAATAATAGCAAGAGAGGGTAAGGTAGTTAGATATTATAGACATCCCAGTATAAATGGATTAACTTTATGCTCTAAATGTTGTAATGCAATGCATAATCATGGCTGGATAGATACTTTTGAAGATGGACATAATGTTTGCCCAGGAGATTGGATAATAACAGGCATTAAAGGCGAATACTATCCCTGTAAACCTGATATATTTGAAGCTACTTATGAAAAGGTGGAGGGTTAAATGAAACTATTTATTATCCGTGAAGAAGATATGCCAGAGGAGAAGGAAGTTATAAAACTTCTGTATGGTAATGTAACAAACATAGAAAACATAGGTTATAACCAAGCCCTCTCCGACTTAAGATCCAAAGCCAGGGAAGTAGGGGTGGATGATGTGATAGAAATACTTAAAAAATTATCCGAAGACAGAAAACAAATCAGAGCAGGAGTTATGAGTAGATGTCCTTATCCATCAAGTGGAGTTGAAAGAGTTTATAAATATAATGAAGGATTATTAGCTTTAGCCACAGCTTTACTAAAAGAATTGGGAGGGTAGGATGAAGATAGAAATTGAAATATCAGAAAAGAATGAAGCCACAAGAGCTCCTTATTGGATAATAGTTGACCCAAGACAAAATTTTAGCGTAGATGATAGGGGAATGAGCAATGTAGCAAATATGATAACAGGACTATTTTTCAGCCGAGAAGAAGCGAAAAATTATTTAGAAAGAAATTATTACCACTTTACAAAACACGCAAAAGTATATTGCCATAGTTCAGTTCAAGACTGTCAGTATGGGGAAAAAGTTAAATTTTAACACAACCTTAACAGGAGGGGAAGATGGACGACACCGTTCTAAAAAGTAAGTTAGTGGAATTTGATAAAAATTGGGGTAATTACCCTGAACATAAATACGAAGGGTATGCTATTTATTTATCATTATTTGAATTAGAGGATACTGTGGAAGAACAAAATAAATGGAAAACTTTAATAAAGTCTTAACCCCTCGCCATGTGCGGGAGAAGGAGAGAAGAAATGTTTTTATTAGGATTAGTAATATTGATAGTCGGAATATTTTTGGTATGTATTAAGATTAAAGAACTGCCTATTTTAAAGGGCATTGGTGCAGGAGTTATGGCTTTGTCAATAGTGCTTATGATATTTGGGTGCATAACAATAGTTCCTGCTGGAAGCGTGGGGTTAGTAGATATATTCGGAAAAGTAAATGACCAATGTTTACAACCAGGACTTAATTTAGCAAATCCTTTTGCTAATATAAAAATTATGGATACACAAACACAAGAGGATAAAGAAATAATGCAAGTGCCTTCCAAAGAAGGTCTTACTATGCAGATAGATATTTCTGCCCTTTACAGATTAAGCCCAGAAAAAGCAGTAACTATCTATAAAACAATAGGTATTGATTATGACGAAGTGGTTGTGAAACCACAATTTAGGTCTGCTGTAAGAGAGGCAACGGTATTTCACGAAGCAAAAGACCTTTATACATCTGGCAGGGATGAAATAAGCAATAAAATATTCAAAGACCTTGAAAAAATGCTTGCAGAACGTGGAGTTATATTAGAAAAAATACTTCTCCGAGGTATGGCTTTACCTGATACCGTTTCTGGTGCGATAGAGCAGAAATTAAAAGCGGAGCAGGAAAGCGAACAGATGAAGTTTGTATTAACAAAAGAAACCCAAGAAGCCGAAAGAAAAGTTATAGAAGCAAAAGGAATTGCAGAGGCACAGGGTATTATAAACAAAACCCTTACAAATCAATACCTACAACACGAAGCAATAAAGGCTCAAATGGCATTAGCAGATAGTCCTAATCATACAACTGTTTATATACCAAGTGGGGATAACGGAATACCATTGGTAAGAACAATAGATAATAAATGATTAGACACTTACTTAACCTATGGAGGATGTAATGCCCTGGAAAGACTATTTTAGATCCTACGCACAGATAGCTTTAGCCTTTATAGGCTTGTCGGTATTTATATTTATTCTTGTGAACGTGGCTCTTACGTTAAACCTTATGTGGGGTCTATAATGAGTAACTACGATTTAGACTTATCCTGGTCCGGAATTATCATTTTTAGCATTGTAGCGATATTGACCATTGTTATCGTAAGCATATTACGGGTTATATTTTTTATGTTTAATGGGGTGAAAAAGGTTTGGAAAGGGGGAACAAGATGAAATATATTTTATTAGTGATAATGATGCTTATATCAATAACACAGTCAGTCTACGGAGAAGAACACGAATTAATATTTTCACAAGTAGTTTTTACAATAGATACTCCACCTAAAAACCCAGTAGATAAATTAAATGAATTAAGAGATTCAATAGAAAATTTAGAACATCATAAAGATTATTATATTCAAGAAGAAAACATTATTTTAAATGAAGAAGAATCAAAAAGTATCATATTGACTTGTGAAATATGTGATATGGAAAATGAACTTATAGTAAGACGTTATTATGCCAGAAAAGGTGATTGCTATAAATTAGATTTTGGAGACTGTTATAAGTATGTAAGAAAAATAGACTATGATAACCTTCCTAAAAAAATAAAAAATCTTTACCCTGTTGAAAAAATAAAGGAGGGAAAATGAAGCGATTGATATTATTGGTTGTATTGGCGGTTACGTTGGTTGGGTGTGGAGAACATAAGTTTATAAAATATGCACAAATAGAAAAAATAGAGTATATAACAACAGCAAAAGGCATACACTCTTTAATAACTTTTGTAGATGGTATTACTTATAAAGTAAATAAAAATATGGATGACTATGACGAAAATGAAATAATATCTTTTCCAAAGGGAACCTATGTTTATCTTTATGTTTTTACTGACCCAGAAAATCCTTATTGGTGGGTATCTGAAAGACCAAGAATAGAAGAAGAACGAGTTAAGGAGGACATCGACAGGGTCAAGGAGGGTAAATTATGTCAATAAGCAAAGTTGAAATAGTTATTATCGGATTTGCGATATTCTGCATTGGTTTTGCTTTAGGATATTCTCGGAAAGTAGACGAAAGCATAGATAGATTTATGGGGCTACAAGAAAATATAAACATAGTAGACCATAAGATAGATAAGCATATACAAGAACCAATCGCCCCGCAAATAATTAAAGATTGTATTGCTTATGATAATGAGCCGGAAAATGTAAAACTTGACTGGAATAACGCAGAAGTCAGAAAAGAGTTCAGGGAAGTATATGAGAAAATTAACCAATAGAGAATGGAATTGGGTAGTGGTCTTGGGGATTGTGGTATATGTGGCGTTGTGCTTGAGTGGGTGTAGTATACCAATTAAAGTAACAATTAAAAAAGACCCTATTGATGTAGCAGAAGAGAATAGGCGTATTGAAGAAATGAGAGATATAGAGAAAGAAACCGAATTTTTGAATAAGAGAGAAAGAGAAATTATATTAAGTTCTTTCTCAAGTAGTAAATTTATTCTTGAAGCTTTTGAAAAAATAAATATCAATATGTTTGATTTGGCTGGATTATTAAATGAATATGGAAAAAATGATTTTGAAGGGTTTTGTGTATACCTGAAAGGAGATGATAAAAAACATGTCAGAGCAAAATATCCTTTTGATAAAGCCTATTGGTGGTTAGATCGTGAGGTATTTATACCTGCAAGAAGAAATTATGAATTATTAAAACGATTGGAGCAAAAATGAAAAAAATATTTTGGAAATTTTGTATTTTGTTTTTAATTTGGGCCGTAACTTGTCCATTGGGATGGGTAGTTTATCCTTACTATTATAAATGGGATTTTGCTTTGATGTGGGGATATGGTTTATTTGATCAATATATAGGCGTATGGTCAAGGCATTTTATAGGCTATTTTGTGTTAGGATTTGCTTTTAAATGGCTTGCATTGCCAATGGCTATTATGGATGAAGTAATACAATTATTTATAAAAGGTAAAAGTTTTTCCTGGATTCAAATGATAATCAATGTTTTAAGTGCTTTATTGGGTATAGGTATTTTAAATATAGTGAAATTAACTTTTATGAATCCGTTTAAAAAAAAGGAGTTGATATGAAAAATATAAATAAATTAGAAGTAATTGTTTTTAGTCTTTTTGTTATGGCTATATCTTCAATGTTGGGTGTTGTTTTAACAATATGGCATTATGCGGCATATGGAGCAAGTAGACCGGTTTATCTACCTGCAACACAATATCAAAAAATGATAGATTTTATAGACTTAAGTTTTTTATCACATAGGGTATTTTTTGGTTGTTTTTGTTTTGGTTTGGGTTTTGTATTTTGTTTTTTAGTTTTATACCATTTTATAAATAGAAAGGAAAAAATATGAAGATATTTTTAATAACGATTATTTGTTTTTTTATTACTATTTATGCTTTTGGTGTAGATGACCCAATATATCCAGGAGAACGCGCTTATAGATTGACAGATTTGATTAAAAAAGGAGATGAATGCCTTAAATTTTCAGAACTTGAAAAATGTTCATCAGAATTTAAAGCAATTTATATTCAACAAGCTAATGTTTATTATTTAAGGGCTTTATTGGAAGTAGAACTTTTAAGAGACTATTATTACGATTAACAAAGGAGATCAAATGGAAATGAGAAAAGGATTGGTAAGCGTTATTATTTTGACAAAAGATAACTTGGAGTATACAAAGATGTGTCTTAATAGTATTTTTGAGCAAACTTCTTTGGTAAAAACTCCTTTCGAAGTGATAGTAGTAGATAATGCTTCAAAGGACGGAACGCAAGATTATTTAAAAGGTCTGTCTGATGCAAAAAAAATCAAAGTTATGTTTAATAAGGAAAATGTCGGTTTTCCGGAAGGTAATAATCAAGGCGCAAGTATAGCGGAAGGGGAATTTATCTGTTTATTAAATAACGATACCATAGTTACTAAAGATTGGCTTAGTAACTTATTGAGAGTATTGCGATCTGAAGATAAGCTTGCTGCTGTTGGGCCATACTGCAATCATTCTTCAGGGGAACAAATGGTTCCTCAATGTCCTCCCTATCAGGATGATAAGACTTTGCAGGAAATGGCTTTAAAATTTAGCGGCCCTATGAAAAATGTGAATTTCTTAGTATTCTTTTGCACGCTTATTAAAAGAAGTGTTTGGGATGAAATAGGGGGTTTGGATGAGGATTTTTCGCCGGGTAATTATGAAGATAATCTCTTTTGTTATAGAGTTATTGAAAGAGGATATTTCCTTAAAGTAGTAAGTCACTTTATATGGCATTGGGGTTCAATATCCTGGAAAGGGCAAAATCAAGACCCTGTAAAATATAAAGCATATCTCGAACTTTTAGGGAAAAATCAGAAGATTTTTATGCAGAAGATAGGAAAGTATAAGACTATAGGATTGTGCATGATAGTTGGAGATGCAGAAAGTCCAGAGACTTTAAAGCGATGTCTTGATAGTGTAGTGGATTACGTAGATGAGATTAATATAGTATTTAATTATAAATGGTTTCCTAAACAATGTCGTTTAAAGAAATTAAGAAAAATAGCAGGTATGTATACTTATAAGATGAGCGATGCTTTGCCTGCTAATGGGTATAAATATATCAAATGGACTAACTTTAGCGATATGAGAAACGAAAGCCTTAAAATGAATAATTGCGACTATACGTTGATACTTGATGATGATGATGTAATGATAACTCCACAAGGCCCGCGAGATGTAATATTGAAAAATCCAGAAGCGGACTATTTTAAATGTAAAGTTCATTCTCTGAACGAGAAAGGCGGGGAAGAAATAATAATGCAGACCAGATTATTTAAAAATAAGAAAGAATATCGCTATCAGAAGCTTTGCCATGAGGACATAGTTCTTTCCATGAAAGACGCAAATGCTGAAAGGTGCATGACTAATATAGAGATAAGCCATTTAGGTTATGATTCTATAAAAACTGTAATGAAGAAGAATAAACGCAATTTAAAGCTATTAAATGAAGAAATTAAAAGTGGAAAAGCGGATCAGCTCACTTACTTTCATTTAATTAGTTCTAAGATAATATTAAATGAGTATAAGCCAAAAGACGTGCAATTAAAAGAATTGGGCAAGATAATGGATTTAATAAATTATACATTAGACCATTTTAAGTTGCTTGATACTGACCCTTTAACTACGAAACTTTGGGTAACGGCAGGGGTTATATGTATGTTTTGTAGCCAAACTGTGGCGGCAAAATCATGGCTGCATAAGGCGTTTGATAAAAACTCTAATCCTGAAGCCGCGGTAAATCTTGCCAGTCTTTATATCAAAGAGAAGAATATCGATAAAGCTATAGAAATACTAACGGCAATAGATAACCTTGATAGTTTCCCAATAAGCAATATGGCTCTAAATGCTAAAGAGATAGAATTTCAAATGTTGTATCAATTAGGCGATTGTTATGTGTTTAAAAAGGAATTTGAAAAAGCGGAGAAATATTACAAAGAAGCCTTGTTTGTAAAGAAAGATTTGCTCATAGCAGACAGGCTTTGTAAAGTTCTAAGGGCATTAAATAGGCATAGCGAAGCCGCGCTAATTACCGTAAATCTTGTAAATACTTTTCCAGGATATTGGGAGGGTTGGAAGAATTTAGCTCTTGAAGAAATAAAAGCTAATAGATATAGAACAGCAAAGTTATTTTTGGAAGAAGTGAATAAATATAAACCTAACGACAAGGACATTTTGTTTAACATAAGTATGGTTGATAAAATATTGCGAAAGGAAAAATAATGGCACATATTAAAAAATCTGAAGGTATAGCGCTTCCCCAGGTAAAAGAAGTTCATGTTGTAGTAGATACTAATTTGATAAAAGAGTGCCTGCAAAAAAGGTCTTTAAAGGGTCTGGAAAATGTAAAATGGCCCAAAGCTGTAAAAGCTATGTATCACAATATGGAAGCCAAAGAGATACAGTTGCTTCATATAGAGTCATGTTGCCGGAAAGCCCGGGAAGAAGTAGTAACGCCTTTTAAAGATGCCTTATGGGATATAATAGTGGCACATACAAACATAAAGGATCTATAAAAAAAATTAAAATAATTATTTGACTTTTATTTTAAAATAGTATATACTCATAATGAAGCTAATAAAGAATATGCTTCAAAACGCTGAAATAGATTTGGTGGCGGGACCGGCGACTTGGTTAAATCCAGGTGGTTCGGTTTTTTATTATTGAAAGATATTGGGTGAGTCGCTCTCACTTAATTTTGAGCCAGTTACTGTTCGAACAGGCAGTAGCTGGCTTTTTTATTTTAAGGTCTCTATGCCCCATAAGAAATCCAAAACAGAAAAACAAGAAGATACAATAGTTGAAAAAAGACCTGTTGGAAGACCTTGTATTTGTAATACTCCTGAGGAGTTGCAAATAGCAATAGATGAGTATTTTTTAAAAGGTATGCCTCTTAAAAAAGTTATAGTAGGCCCTCCAAATAATAGAAGAGAAACTTTAATAGCTGTTCCAAGTATAAGCGGCTTATCGCTTTACTGTGGATTTTCTAATAGAGCAAGTTTTTATGATTACGAAAAGAAGCCGGAATTTACCCACACCATAAAAAAGGCTCGTTCAAGAATAGAGCAACATTATGAAGAATTGCTACAAACAGGATTAGGTTCAGGTGCTATATTTGCCTTAAAGAACTTTGGATGGATAGATAAGACAGAATTAGAACATTCAGGCGAAATAAAAGGTAATTTTATCGTAAACATTAAACAGCCTAATAAATTATTATCCGAAAAGGAAATAAATGACGTTAGCAGTCCAGGAAAATGATTTAGAGATAGATATAGATTACGATCCTCAGCCTAAGCAGGTATTATTCCATACTTCAGGTGCAAAATACCGTTTATACATAGGCGCTTGGAGGGCAGGTAAATCATTTGCAGGTTGCCAAGAAGCGATTAAGCAATCAATTCTTTACAAAAATAATGTAGGTCTAATAGGAAGGAAAGATTTTACTGACCTAAGAGATACTACAATGAAGACATTTTTCGAGGTATGCCCACCTGAGTATATCAAGAGTTATAACAAGACTGAACATCATATTATATTTAAAAATGGTTCAGAAATATATTTTCGAGAACTAAAAGACGGCGCTGGATTAGGTTCGTTAAACTTAGGTTGGTTTTATATAGACGAAGCTGAAGAAGTTGATGAGACTATCTTTGAAAGGCTAAAGGGCAGGCTTAGTTTAAAGCATACTAACCGTCAATGTGGTTGGCTTACCAGTAATCCTCCGAATGAAGACCATTGGATATATAAACAATTTGAATTATCAAGCGACCCTGATTTCTTTACAATACATGCTTCTACTTATGAAAACCGAGAACATTTGCCGATAGGCTATATTGAAGATTTGGAGAAGCTTCCTCCTTCTTGGAGAAAGAAATATCTTGAGGGGCAATATGGATTTACTCCTGATGGAACGCCTTATTATCAAGGTTATGTTGAATTGTTGCATAAACGCGCTCTAACTTATAATAAGAATCTGCCTCTTCATTGCGGTTGGGATTCAGGACGCAGACATCCTGCATTTGTAGTAACCCAATATGATGGGAAATACTGGAAGATACTTTCAGAGATTTTAGGTTCTGATATAGGAATAGAGCAGTTTGTGGATAGGCAAGTAATACCTCTTTTAAATGCAAAATACCCTAATGTTAACTGTATTCATTATGGCGGCCCTGAATTTATGATGGGGAATGATAAATCAGATTTTACTTCATATCAGATACTTCAATCAAAGAAGATACAATTAAATGTAAAACATTCAGAGTATTCGCTCCGTAAGCAACTTATGGAATCTAAAATAAATACTATGGCAGATGGGCTTCCTTGCCTTCAGGTAGACCCGAGTTGTCGTATTATAAACGATGGTTTTTTGGGTGGTTATAGATACCCCAATGTGAAAGATGGTCAAGAGTATAACTCTAAAAAAGATTTGCCTTTTAAGGATGGGTTCTATGAGCATTTGCATGAGAGTTTGCAATATATAGCTGTGCAGATATTTTCTCCAATTCAGTTAAAAAATGTTTATAGAAAACAAGAGCCACCTAAATCAAGAGATAATATATGAATAGATTTTATATAGGGTTTTGTGATTATGGATTTGGTTATATGATAAGATTATTTGGAAAAGATATTTTAATTCTAAAAGTTCCTCGTTGGTTTTGGGGAGGGAAGATAAGATTATGGAAGAAATTTTAGACGCAAGAATAGTTTTGGATGAAGGTAAACGTAAGTTAATAGGCGAAGTTATCTGTAAAGAGATAGAGGACTCACTAAAGAAGAATGACCCTATTTACAGAAAAGCTGTATTAAGTGAACAGCAGTATGCCCAAATATCCAAATATAAAGCAATGAATAAAGTTTGCGATACTCCCTGGAAAGGAGCTGCGGATTACTTTGTTCCTATGAGTGAGTGGATACTAGACGCTACTCACGCAAGGGAAATGAATATATTATTCAGCCAAGAACCTTATATGACTGCGACAGGTGTTGAATCAAGTGATGTTTCTAACGCTCCCGGTGTTACTGATTTTGTAGATATGGTATTTAGAGAAATAGTAAGGCTTAGGTTATCAATAGATTACTTTCTGAAGCAAAGGTTAAAACTTCCTTTTTCGGTTCTTAAATATGAATGGGTAAATGAGTTTGAACCTATTATAGTAAAAGAAAGCGCATTAGCATTTCAGAATGAATTGGGTGATACTCAATACGTTCTTCCGAATGAGATGGAAAAATCTGTAAAAGTTGCGGAGTTAATGATTAAGGGTTATCAACAGACACAGGAAACACAGGAAGTTTGGACATTAGAAGATAAAGAGATTGTAAACGCTCCTCAGGCTAAATATATAAAGTTTGAGGATTATGTTTGGTGTCCTAACGCAAAGCGCGGTATGAAAGCCTATTGGGAAGGCGATAGGTTTTGGATGACTATAAATGATATAAAACTTCAAGGACTACAGGATAAATTTATTAAAGAAGGCATAAACGGAGTATTAAAAGAAATTGATACTAATTTAGAAGGTTCAGAAAAGATTATTTCTGAGAGGTCATCGTTAAGAGAGTGCTTTAATTGGTATGGCAGATTCCCATTTAATAATCAAAATGAGGTAGATTTTCAAAGCTCTGATACCATAGAGCAAGAAGTTATTTGTATTGTAGATTATAAATCAAAAGAACTTTTGCAGATAAAACATTGGGATCACCATAGAATACCTAAAGATAGGCGTGTATATATAAGAGCTGAATATGAAGAGACAGAAAATTTTGAGGGTAGGTCTTTATGCGATAAACTTTACAACACTCAACAATATATAAATCAATTCAGGAATACTCTAATGAACAATGCCTGGATTTGTATGCAGAAGATATTTGTAAAGAAAAGAACTTTACAGGGAGCTGATTGGGAAAAACCTGAATCATATCCAGGGGCTATGTGGGAAGAGGACACGCAAGGTGATATAAGAGTGCTTGAAATGGGTGATGTTAAAGCAGTTGCCTGGGAAGTGGAGAACTCCCTTATAAACTTTGGTGAACGCCTTAGCAATATCTCTGTTATGCAGACAGGAACACAACGCCAAGAAGGCGGACAGAAGACTAAGGGCGAAATAATGGCTACTATTGCCGAAGGGAACATTGGCCTTGATAAGCATATTCAGGATTGTCATGAAATTTTACGAGAATTATGTCGTTGGACAGTTGATTATTATTTTGACCGTATGCCTCCTGGATTGGAAAGACGCATAAGAGGAGATAACGGGGAACTGATATTCCCTACAAAAGAGAACTTACCAATGTTCCAGCAAAAAGGCATACGGCCAGTTTGGAATAAAGATGATTTAGCTGGACAGTTTGATTTTATTTGGAATGGAACAAGTTTGGGAGCTTCAAAGCAATATCAGATAGCGCAATCAGACTTCTTAATGACACAAGCGCTTCCTCATCCTATGATCTCGGGAAATTTACTTGCTTCATGGGATATTATGCGTAGGGCCTTTATTTCTCATGGTGTTAAGGATTGGGAAAGCCTGTTACCTAAGAAAGAGGCAGTTGTCGCAGAAATGCAGAATATGGCTAATCAAGCTAAAATGAGGCAGGCCCAAATAACTAAGCCAAGACCCGAAGAAGTGGCTATTAAGAAATTGACTGGAAAAGGTATACCTCAAGAAGAAGCCATTAAAGCTGTGCAAGAAAAGGTGAAAAATGCTCAATCTCAAGGAACTATTTAATAAAGTAAGGCCTAAACAAAAGCCCATTCTTAAGACTGAAGAAGAAATTAAAATTGGCAGGGAAAAATGGCTTGAGGAAGCTTTGGTAAAGTCAGCTAAACTTAATAAACTTATAAATGCTGATTCAGGTTGGAAAGAATTTGTTGAAATAATCGAGGAATACATAAGCCGCGCTTATATACAAAAAATGGAAATTAGTATTAAAGATATTATGTGTTCAACGATTGAACGCGATAAGCGGTTAATGGAATTAGCTTTGATGGATGAGGATATTTATATCCTTACTAAGATGATACAAGCGCCTAAGAATTTTATAAATAACATTGAAAAGAAAGTTAAAGACAATAGGGAGGATGTATGACGCCTGAAATGATGGAACAACACGCAAAAATGAAAGGCATGATGTCTCAAGTAATAGACATAATGACTGAAATGCAGGGGATGATGGATGGAGTGGTGGGGGAAGAACAACCTTCTGAAGAAATGAAGATGAAAGAAAAAGAAGAATATTTGAATAAGCCCCCTGAAGAAAAAGAGAAGATAGATAAAAAATCTGTATTAGGGAAGAAATCTATAATGATATAGAAATAAAACAAACCCTTAACTTGATCAGCTAAGGGATAACCAATAAGTTTTAAAAAGGCCGTTATCGTTGCAACGAGCGATAGCGGTCTTTTTTATTGGAGACAATATGCCATATGAGATTTTAGGTAAAAAAGTAGTAAAGAAAGATACAGGTAAGGTTGTCGGACATTCTAAAAACCCTAAGAAATATTTAAAAACGCTCCAGGCAATAGAAAATGGATGGGAACCTGACAGAGTATTGGGAAAGAAAAAATGACGTGGATAATCATATCATTACTTTTACTATTTACGGTTACGGATATGAAGTGGTTTTATATCCCAAACTTAATCGTTTTGCCTTGTATTTTAATTGGTGGTTACTTAACTAATAATTGGCTATGGATGGGAATATTATTTCTAATAGGGGCTTTAATGTTTAATCGTAATAAATGGGGTGGTGGGGATGTAAAACTTTTAGCTTTAATTGGTGGATTTATGGGTGGCTGGGCTATTTTATCTATGGCTATATCAATAATATTACTTCGTTTATACAGAACTTTTATGAACAAAAAAGACGAGCGTTTACCTTACGCACCTTTTTTATTTGTATCAAGCATATTAACAATAGGGACGACCAAACTATTACATGGTGTAATTCTTTGACCCCTGGAAAGTAGGTAGTTATGTGGAAAATATTTTGGAGTATCCTCTTTGATGAAAGAGGAGAAGACGCACCTGAAGGCGGACAAGGTGATGCTCCCGTTAATGACGGACAAGGTAAAGCCCCCGAACCTGAAGGCGAAGCAAAAACCCCGAAATATGGAGAATTTGGAGATGCTCCGACAGTAGACCAGTTATTTGAGGCTTTTCAAGGCAAGACTAAAGAATTTGAAAAGCTTAATGGAACAATAACTGACTACAAGGGAAAACTTACCGCAACACAGCGCAATATAGCTGCTATTCGTGAAGCTTTGGAAGGTTCAGGGTTAAAAGTGCTTCAGGATGATAGCGGGAAAATATCTCTTACTGTTGCGGAAAAGGCACAAAAAAGAGAACCAAAATTCTCAAGAGATCACGAGAAGCTGTTTGAACCACCGGTATTAGAAGCTATAAAGAACTTGATTGAAGATGTGTTGGGCAGCCGATTGGAAGATTATGATAAAGGGGTAGAAGGTAAATTCGATAACTTCTATAAGTCCCGCAGGGAATCCATTGTGAAATATAACAAAGAAAAAGTAAGTTCTAATCAGAAGTTAAGAACACTTTTTCCACAACTTATGGAAAATAAATCTGATGGAACAGCTAACCCTGATTTCAATAAGGATTTATATGAGTTGGCAACGGAAATATGGGAAGGCAATGAAACCCTTAAGAAATCTCCAAGAGGCGAACTTGATGCCGTGATTGAAGCGGCTGTCCAGTTAGGTATAGCCCCATCTTCTGCGCAAGCTTTAGAGAAAGCTAAGAAAGATGGTTATGTAGAAGGTAAGACGAGTAAAAAGATACTTGGACCTGTAAATACAAAGGCTCAAAAGTCTTCAGGACAAGGTAAAAAGTTATCACGGGAAGAATACGATAAACTTTCTGATGATAAAAAAAGAGAACATGACGCTGAACAAATAGGCGTAAAAGCTTAAGGAGGAGATATGTTGCAATTTTTAAGGCGACTCTTCTTTGACCAGTTTGGTTGGACAGCAGAAAACAATATTACAGGAATTACTGAAATAGATGCTGCAATTCCTGAATATTGGGCGCCAGGAGTAATAGTTGATGGCGATAGAGAATCTTTCTGGGGTAGTTTGACTGGAAAAGAAGGTAGTATGATGCCTGTTATTTCAAAGGCAGGGGAATTAAAAAAGAACGGTGATCAGGTAACATTTAATACTATTCAGCAACTTATGGGTTCAGGAAGAACAGGTGAAAGCGTATTAACCGGATATGAAGAAAAACTTGGAATAGGGAGTTTTACTGTTTCAGCCGATATAGTAAGACATGCTGTAGCAGTAAGTCGCAAATCTACACTTCAGGGTAATTTTGATGAAGTGCAAATGGCAAAAAAACTTCTTTCAAGTTGGTTTGGAAGAAAAGAAGATGCAGATGCTTTTACTGCTATATTGAGTTCTTCTTCAGTGGAAACTCTTTATGCTAATTCTAAAACTGCTGTTGGAAGTTTAAACTCAACTGATGGGGATAGATTTGGTGTAGGGGATTTACAGCTTTTGGAAATGGCTCTTAAGAGGCAAGGTGCTTTACCTTTGCAGATGAAAAAAGTAAATGGTAGAAGTGTTCCTATCTATGGATGCGTGTTTGGCGAAATAGAGAAATATTGGCTTTACAATAACACGACTTTTGCTCAGACAGTTAGAGAGATTTGGGAAAGAACATCGGGCAAGGATCATCCATTGTTACAGGGCGCTGTAGGTATATATGGGAACATGATACTTTATGATTATTCTTCCATATTGCCTATACCACAAGGAACATCTTTAAGGCCTGAAACAACTATATACGCTACTCTTACAACTACAGCAACCACGCTTTCAGTTGGTGGCGCTTCAGAGACAGGCCCAGGCAGTGAAGATGTAACTCCGAATTATACTCAATTTTTCTCAACAACTGGTTCTTTGCAGATAGAAAATGAAATTTTGAGTTATACCGCAAAAGGTAATAATTACTTTACGGTATCAAGAGGTGCTTCTTCAACAACTGCGGCGCAACATGTTCCGAATAAACTTGTAACTGAGCGTAATGTATCGAAAGTTATAGGTTTTGGAGCGGAAGCATTGTTTAAAGCAATGCCTCAAGATGTAAGACCTATAGGTGAAAATAAAGATTATGGAGCACATATAGGATTAGGCATTGAAGCGTATTATGGCCAAGCTGTAAAGGTAGATAAGCGTAGAGGCAAAGCTTCAAACGTAGTAGTGATGAAAGTGTATTCAGATAACCCAGGTGGTGTCTAAGAAGGAGGAGCTATGAAAAAAATATTTAGTTTGGTAGTCATAGCGGCACTTATCTTGGGGTTAACTACTCCATCATTTGCCGCGAGGAGTTCTGCAACAAAGGCTCGCACAGCTTCTATAGCTAATGGTATAAGTTACGGTGTAACGTTAGCTGATACAAATGGGGACTGTGTAAGTGTAAATAGTCAAGGAAATTTAGAGGTTACAGAAAACGGTGAAAAAACTATAGCAGTAAGTTATGAAGGAATGGCTGGTGGAGCAGCAGATGGTCAAGAAGCTCTGATAACGAGCGCTTGCAGTGTCTACTCCATAACAGTTACGGGAGTTGATGCTGGTGATTATGCGGCAATATATGACGCTGCATCCGCCCCTTCAGGAGCAACAGAACCAAAATTTGACCCTAAAGTTGATACAGCCAATGGGACAACTCAATTAACGTTCCCGGGTGGGGCAAAATTTGATTCAGGTTTATATGTATATGCTGCGGATGGCGATGTCATAACTTCAGTAACTTACGCAACGGAATAGGAAAATGGCGGGGCCTAAAAACCCCGCCTATTTTTTTATGGTAACTAATATATTTAAAATTTTACTTTTACTATCTCCTATTATTTACGGTTTTGATAAAGAACCGAAAGTTATGGATATTGTTTTTTTTCAGGTAGGTTCAATAATTCTTTTTTTAGGAAGTTTATGGGATAAACCAAAAAGAGAATTAGATATAAAACTTTTTGTAACTTCGTTTTTAGGATTAGGAATATTAAGCTTATTATGGCATGGATTTACGTTTATACCTATGATGGTATTTTTAAATATGTTTTTAGGTATTATGGTTTTAACTATACTTATCAGATATGTAGAAAAGCCTGAAGATTTGTTTAAATATATTGTTATAGCTGGAATATTAAATCTTGCTCTGTTCGTATCTCAAAGAATAATAAAATTTGACCCTATATTCGATAATAACGTAGGAGATCCGACTTTCCCGCAGGAATTTGGAGGATTCATGGGGAATTCTTCAAGTTTAGCTATATATATCGCGCTTATTCTTCCATTTTTATTTAATTTTTCATTCTATCTGGCTTTGGGTGTATTTGCCTTTTTTATGTTTTACTGTAAAGAAGCAATGCTTTTTCCTGTAATAATATTTTTATGTTTTTTTAAATTTAATAAATTTAAATCAAGGGCTATAATTTTAAGTCTTTGTTTAGTAATAGACTTCTTTTTTTATAAACATTTCATATCTTCTATACAATTCAGATGGGTCAATATTTGGAAAGAAGCTATAAATGAATTTTTTAATAGGCCTTTCTTGGGACATGGATTAGGAACGTTCTATTTTAATTACGGGAGCGATTCTTTTAATAGCTATCTTCCATTTATCTTCGGAGTGGGGATGTTAGGAATAGTATGGCTATTTTATGTGATGAAATATTTTGTAAGAAAATTTAGCTTTACTTATTCCTTGCCTGACATTGCACTTCTTTCGTTTTTGGTGATTTCTTTAAAAGAATATCCCGTAGAAATGCCTAAATTATGGTTCACTATAATTTTTATAATAGCATGTTTTATAATCAAAAAAGGGGGTTGTGATGAGGGTAAAGTATCAAGGTGGCTTGTCGGTTCTAATAGCGGAATATAATGGGGTAAGATATGCTTTTCCGAGAGGAAGTATAAAAGACATTCCTATAGAAGTATACGACTATGTAAAAGCTTCAGGACATGTTCATTCAAGAGAACTTATGCCTGATATAGAATCTTATGAAAAAGAGATCATGGAACTTAAAAATAAAATATCGGAATTGGAAAAATCCAATATAACTATAACAGAAAAAGAGGTAAAAGATGTCAGGAAAACCTCCAAGAAAAAATAGACCTTTTGAACCGATAGAGACTCTTCCTCAGTATGATAATATTTATGATTCTGTAGAGTTTCAGCTTGCTACAGGACAGACTGATTATAATGTAAGGACTGTTCAGACAAGTTCATTTATAAACGCTCCCAGAGCGCACTCTTTAATAATAAAAACAGACCAAACCATAACTGTAAAATTTAATGATAATACAAATTCTTCTCACACTATCTCAAGGGGTGAGGGAAGTTTGACTATAACAAGAAATATGGGTTTTGAGATTACAAACATATTCATTACTAACGCAAGTGGCAATACGGCAAATATAAAGATATTTTTAATACCATAGGGAGGAAACATGACGGATTTGGAAAAAAGAGTTAAGGATTTGGAAGAATTATTGCAAGGAATATATGACCTTCAGAATATAGAGAAAATTACTAAAGGTTGTAAGGAGAAAATATCTTCTCTTACTAAAGATATAGAAGACTTAGAAAAAACTAAGAAAAAAACCATTTGTGATACTCAATTCGAGGTAAATAAGATACTTTCAGATATAAAAAAGGAAAAAGACAACTTTGAGCATATTGTGAGTCAGGAAAATAAGCGCCTTGAGGAACTAAGTGATAAATTATCCAAAAAAGAAAAAGAAATTAATAGACTATTAAGCGAAACTGATACAAATAATAAAGAAGCTAAGGCGCGGGAAGAAAAATCTATAGAAGTCTTAAAAAAAGCTAATGAAGAACTTGATAATGCTATAGTTTTGCAATCTACGGAAAAAGCACTTTTAGAAAATGTCCAAAAGAAAGATGCAGAGGTTCAGAAAGCTCTTGACAAAGTTAATCAGGATAAAGAGGCTATTGCTGTTTTAAAAATAGACTTAGGAAATCAGTTACAGGAGGCCATAGGAAAAACTAATAAGCTTGAAGAAAGAGAAAAAAATATTAATGAAATAGAGAGGAAACAAAAGGATATAGAAAAAACTCAGACAAGGAGACAAAAAGAACAAGATGAAAAATCTGAAAAGTTAAGTGAATGGGAAGAAAGACTGAAAGAAGATGAGAAGAAGAATACCGAAATAAGAAGCGACCTTGAGGCGGGACAAAGAAATTTAGAGGCTTTAAAACAGGAATTTAACCTAAAATTCAATATAAAACCTAAATGAAAAAGATATTTTTAATTCTTTTTATATTAAGTATATCCATTCCTGCAATCGCTGATGGGCCAGGTTCAATACGCCTCGAAATAGCAGAAGAGGATGGATCACCTTCTGATTTCTATACTAAACTCAAATTTCCCAATGCTTCCTTAACTGATAATTCAGACGGAACTGTAAGTGTCGCAATATCCGGCTCTCTCGCCGATGCCGATTATGGCGATATTACAGTATCAGGTAGTGGTGCTACTTGGACAATAGATAATGATGTGGTGAATGATTTAAAAATTGACTGGGGTCTTGGTGCTAATCAAGTAGCAGCAGCCGATATTCCAGTAGCAATATTAGGCACACCAACATATACGACATTACAGCATTTTGTTAATTTATCTTCCTCGGCTGGCAGGATTTCAGGTGGTGCAATTACAGATGACGGAACTGCTGACGGGAAAGTAAGCATTGCAGCAGGAACAGGCTGGATTAAAGCTACTGATAGCGATGTAGCAGAACTTAACTTCTTTGACTGGGCAGGTTCGGCAAATGTTGATATACCTGCGAATACTACGAGATTTATTGGTGTTACATATAATTCAGGCACTCCTATTATATCTGTTTCTACTACACAGAATTGGGACTACGATACTTCATTTCCTTTGGGCATAGTAGTAAATGAAGCAGATGTTTTAAGCATAGTTAGCGACCCTTGGTGGACAGGCGACCCTATAACTAATATTATAGAAAGATTTCAAGCAGAGGGTAGGATTGTAAGAGATGATACGGTAGGTGGTTTGATTTTAGGTAATACAGGCACAAGACAGCCTACCTTAACAGGTGGAACTCTTTGGGGTAGATTAAATGAGTTTACTGTTTCGGCTTTAACTGGTGGTGAAACATTTGAAACTTATTACTATGACGGAGATTTAGGTGGCGGTGCTGCTTGGGTAAAAGGAACAGGAACGCAATGGGATAATCTTAATTATAATACTGTTGCTACTGGACTTACCGCTCTCGGAACTGGAAAATATGCAAATCTTTGGTGGTTCGTAGATGTAGACGGAACGCTAATAATGCTTTATGGGCAAGATACATATACTACTGCTGCACAGGCAGCTGCAGGAACACTCCCAACAACAGTCCCCTCAAAACTTCAATATACAGCTTTATTCGTAGGAAGAATAGTATTTCAGCAGAATAATGACACGCCTCTTTCGATAGATAGTGCTTTTAGTAGTATTTTTACTCCTGGTGTAACTACTGACCACGGGAATTTAGTAGGACTTTTAGATGATGACCATACGCAGTATTTACTTGATACTCAATTAGACGACACCAAAGGCAACGGCGATACTACATATATCTGGTCGGCTGATAAAGTATATGACCAGTTAGCGTTAAAAGAGAATGTAGTTACTGAAGGAAGCCTTGCCGACTCAACAATAGTAAGTGCGGATATAAAAGATGGAACAGTAACTTATGCAGATATGGTAGCAAATGTTCCAGGACTACCACATCATACCCATATATCAATAGTAAATCCAAATGCAGTAGTTACAGCTTCAACTATTATACCAGTATTTACTTTAACAGACGCAGCATTGACAGTAACTAAAATAGAAGTATCTACAAGTTCAGCTTCTTATGAGGCAGCAGGGGATTTAAAATACGCCAATGCCAGGATAGGTTTAGCAAGTGCGACAGTGATAAACGACTTTGACACTACGAGCGGTGTTCGCTCTGATACCTCAATTACAAGTGGTGCAGTAGCAAGTGGAAAATTTGTCTATCTATCTTTTGATACTGCTCCAAATGCGAGTATGACAGATATGATAATAACAGTTTATTGGGATTACGACTAACGGGAGGAAATATGTCTTTGACAGCAGAAGTTACAAAAAAATCGGTAGTTTATGCTCAACCTAAATTACACAATATTACTTTTACCCTTACGTTAAAAGAAGATACCGTAGAGGTATTAAGCAGGGATTTTTCCTGTCAATTTTTTAATGGGGACTCACCTTCTACTAAAGTAGCACAACTAACAAAAATGATGCAGGAAGCCATAGACCAATATAAGGTTCAAAAAACTATATTCGATAGCACGGCTTTAAATAATGCTGTTAATGCAATTCAAGGAGGCTTAACGTGTTAAAAAAATTATTATTTATAATACTCTTTCTATCTTTTGCTGTCAATGCTAATGCGGCATTGACTAAAGCTGTAGAAAGTGTGGATACCTGGGCGGAAGTTACCGCAGGAACAGTAAGGGAGGGTGCCACAACTGATTTGTCTCCTAATTATCAAACTAATTTATGTATTGATGTTTCTTTATCCGAAGCCACAGCAGAAACCATCGGAGCGACCATAGTAGTTCAAATATCAAGTAATACTACTGGCGATGCCGACTGGATTGTTTTAACAACATTAGGCGGACCTACAGGAACAGGAATATCAAAAGCCTTGGGTGGGACAGAAGCAGTAGGGCAGACTGTTTTAAGTGTTGATAATCCTGCAACCGCTAATTTAAACCATCACGGAAAATTATTGTTTATTGAAAATACTACACCTGCCAATTCGGAATTAGTATATTCAGTTTCTGACTCTGGTGATGCAGGAGATACTATTACCGTTCAAGACGGGTTAACTACTGAACAGACCGCAGCAGCAAGCACTATATGGAGCATAGACGGCACAGCTTCTGCTATCGCTCAATATGTAGTAAATATTCCAGATACTGCGTATAGAGTAAGAGTTCTTTATGACAATATAAACTCTACTGGGGCAGATATTTTTACACGTGCAAGAATTACAAAAATGACAGGTATATGAAGAAAATATTACTTACAATTTTTATTTCAATATTATTGGTTAGTTCTGTCTATGCTTCTGGAAACAGGTGGACAAGTAAACCACCTGTTGGAAGTCAAATAGACTGGTCTCATCCTCTGTCTAAAGGTCTGGCTTTTGTTTCTATCCTTAATGAAAAAGGTGGAAAACCGATTGAACTTTTAACTAAAACTCCTGCAAATGTAAGGGATGGGATATGGTCGCCTAATGGAATAGATTGTTCTGCAATAACCACAACTCAAAAAGGTGCTTCTTGGGATTTATCAAATATAAAATCTTCTACTGGAAATGGTCTTGGAGATTATACAATATTAGTTTGTGCAAATCCTATAAGTGAAGATACCAAAAGAGCTTTGTTTTCCCAAAAAAATGATGCACTCGGTTCACCTTATACTCAAACTTGGTTCGCTGTAAATGCTGACGCATCTGATAATTCTTCTCAAAATAAAATTTCTATGAATATTTATAGTGGTGCTGGATATGGTGCTTATGGAAACTATACCTTTGATGGAAATTTTCATACTTTTGTAGGATTAAGAAAAAATGCCTTATTTTCTATCTATGTTGATTTACAAAATCTTTCATTAACAACAAACTATGTTGAAGGAAATAGAACGATGTGGAAAGTTGGTCTAAAAACTGCTATTGGTTCTATGGCAGGAACTTATACTGGAACACAATTTAATAGAACAATAAAATATGCTTATGCTTGGAATAGGGATCTCACCCCCACAGAAATAAAAAAGCTCTATGAAGACCCATACTGTTTTATCCAACCTCCAACAGTATGGAGTAAGTTTAAGCAAGCGGTAGGCGGGGCATATTCAGGTTGGGTAAGTATTATAAACGATTGAGGTTCTAAATGACAGACAAAGACAAAATAATAAAAGAATTGGCTGAAATGTTTTGGAAAAATAGAGGAAGTCCGAACTCAACGCAGGAAGAAATGGAAGTAGATATGATTATGGCTCGACAGGCTTACGAAAAAATATGCAAGTGTCCGTATTTTAATATACATTTAAAAATGATAAAAGTGGGGTTAACGAGCTGAAAGGGGTAGGGTATGGAACGCAGGCAAGATGTAGGGTTAAAAATAAGTTTTGTTATCTTTTCGGCTATTATAACAATACTCTTGGGCTTATTTTTCACAAAGACCTATGAGAGTGCTGCCCGAGCCTGTGAAGTCGGAACAGGGAACACAAAGGATATTGCGGTATTAAGGAGTGAATATAATCTTACAGTCGCCGAGATATATAGAAGAATAAATAATATGGACGGAAAACTGGATGTCCTAATAGGTCTTAAACTCAAAAATGAATAAAGACAGTATTATATATCTTGTTTTTATTATAATTATAGCTTCGCTTGTGATATTTTTTGTAAGAATATGTAGCATCCAGGGTGAAAAAATAGCGGCGTTAGAAGATGTCGTATTTAACTATGGTCTTTATCCAAAAATAGAAAAGGAGGTGTTAAATGGCAAAGGGCGGTAAAAAGGGCGGACGAAAAGGCGGGAGGAAGAAATGACTATTAAAGAGATAATCACTGCAAAAGCTACAAGCGGAAAATATTTCTTAACTGTTATAGCAGGATTAGTATTTGCCTATGCGAGTTACGCAAAGTTACTTGATAGCCAGGCTATCTCGGTAATAGTAACCGCGGTATTTATTTCGTATTTTAACAGGCAGGATAAACCAACGGAGGTAAAATGAAACGCTATATCGTATTAGCCTTATTAGTATTGGCATTGGCTACGCCGAGTTATGCGGGAATATTGGAAGATGTGAAAGACCACTCGGTAAAAGCTGTAGTGGTGTATGATCTTGATAATCATAATGCCGAAGAAGCGCTGGGAGCGGCGATTAACAAAGACGTGTTTGGTCTTAAAGGCGTTGATTTAGACTTATACGTAACAGGCCTAAAAGGTGAGATGTTCTCGAGCAATGACAATAAAAACCTATTAGGCGGATTATCCTATAACTACTACTTTGGAAAAGACAAGTCCTGGAGCATAGTTTTAGGTGGGGGGATAAAAGGAGAGGATTTTTTTGAAATGAGAGCATTTGAGGATATAAAAGAAATAGAATTAAATAAAACGGCTTATGCCGGCATTGGTAAGAAGTTTTAATCTAACAGGCTTGGGGTTATCCTTGGGTAACCTAAAAACCCTTGTATTATGGAATATAAACGAATTGACCCATTAAAAATACCGGAAAGCGACTTACCTCTTATAGTATGTGAAGAGGATAGAAGGTCTTTTTTAGGCTGGGCAATAAAATCACATAGCAAAGGGCAATACAATCACATTATGGAATTATTCAAGCCCTGTACGGTGGCGAGTCAAGATCCTGGGGGATTCAAGGAAAAACCCATAGACCTTTACCTCAAGCCCCAGGTCTTCCTTAAATTTTGGCGTTATAAGGGGCTTACAGAGGATATTAAGAAGGATTGGCTATCTAACATCAACAACGACCTAAAACAGCCCTGGTGGAGGAAACGCTATGATTTTCTTGGCATCCTGGGCCAGGCCCTAAATATCAAATGGATACAATCACCCTGGGCGAATTACTGCTCTGAACGAGTAGATAAGCATATAGCAAAGCCTTTAAAGATATGTCTATCAAAAGGTTCTACTCCGAGCGATATAAATATGGCGTTTAACACTAACCCCAAGTTTGAGGTTTATGGATATTGGTTCATGGATTGATTATGAACTATATTAAAATTTTAACAATATTATTTTTTATAGTGTCTTTATGGTCTACAAAAATATGGGATATGATATTTATTCAAGCTCCTATTCAAGAAGCCTTACCTCTATTCCATATAATAAAATATATTTTTTTTGGTGCTATTTTTAATTTTTGGAGTTATTTATTATGTTTTTTAGATGAATTACTGCAACTTTTAATTAAAGGAAGGGTATATTCTAATTTTGATATAGCTTATAACATCTTAGGTGCAAGTTTTGGCATAATGATTAGGATAATGTGGAAAAAAGAGGGGTGATATATGGGATTAGGTATTCCAAGACTTTCATTGGTTTGTGCTGTTTGTAATGATACAGGAGACGACGGAGAAGACGCCGTAGTAAAAGTAAGGCGTGTCATTAATAGACGAGGTAAGCAATTCTGTAATATAACAAATTGGCCTTTCCTGCGGAGTGATCTAACTTTTAATATAACTTCTGCTGGTGGATATTATTATTCGGGTGCAAGCTATCTCCCTACGACATTTAAAAAAGTGCTTTCAGCCTATCTTGTAGATGGCACTACGCATATACCTTTAACCGAAGATGGAATTGTAGAAAAATATAATTGGCCCAATCCCGATGACAATGAAGGCCGTCCTGATAAATTCTGCATTACAAGAATAGAATCAGGATATTGGCAGATAGCCTTTAACAGAAAACCTGATAATACTTATGCGGTTTATTTAGAAATAGAACTTCAGTGGACAGATTTGACAGGAGATACCTCCGAAACAGTTATTACAAAAGATTACGAAGAAGCATTTATACATTACTGCGATATGGGAAGATTTTTACAGCAGGGAGATACTGAAAATTATAGTATTTATAAAATAGATTGGGATGGAAATAATCCAAGAGATATTCCACGTCATTCTATATTAGGGCAATTATTAGCAGGGCTTTCAAGCCCCTCAAAGAAAAAACAAGTTGTAGGGCATGATTTTTCAGAAAGTGGATTAAAAACTACTTACGACTATAAGGAATAATATGCTTTCAAGAAATTTTTTACCTTTTCAAAAAGTGGATTCATGGTATGGCGTAAATGCGAAAGATACCTATGAAAATATGCTGGATGGCGAATGGAATGAAGCCAGTATAAATATAATTTCAGACCCTCAAGGTGGAGTTACCTCAAGACCCGGTTTTTCTGCTATTACTTCCGCTTCTATAGGTGCAAGTGTGGCATGGTGTGGGTTTTATCAATTCAGAAAATCCACTAAATCTAATTATTTTTTAGGCGGGGCAAGTAATGGAAAGATATATGGGTATGCCTCAAATGCTTATACCCAACTTTATACAGGTATGGGAACAAGCGATGATGATGACAGGTTCAGATTCGCTCAATTAGACGATATATGCGTAATAGTAGATGGAAATAAAGCGCCTTTAAAATATACAGGGACAGGTTCATGCGCTTCGTTGGGCGGAACAATGGTTACTGCGGACTTTTGTATTGAAGCCTGGCGGTATATGTGGCTACATTCTACGGTTGATCCGCGTCTTTTGTATTACTGCACAACGCTGGGAAGCATAGAAAGTGGTTATACTTCATTCCTTAATTTTGATGAAGACCCTTATGAGGTCATAGGAGCAAGCCGGCAAGGGGACGATATGCTTGTTTTTAAAACATGGAGTATTTTTAGGATTGAATATACAGGCACAGAACCTAAATTCCCAAAAACAAGGATTACTTCTAATATAGGAACTCCATCCCATGACACTATAAAAGAACTTCCTGATAAAAGTGTAATGTTTTTGGGAAGTGATTTTAATATATATAGAATATTCGGAAATGACATTATTGAGGTAGGAGATAATATTAAAAAATTAATAAAATCAGGTGTAAATTCACGGCTTCCTTATGCTACGGCAGGAATATTGAAATCTCGTGGATGGTATTGGTTAAGTTTTACTTATACATCTTCTTCTACACAAAACGATAAAACCCTTATATGTGATTATAATAGACCTTATAAAGATAAATTTGGGAAACTTCAATATCCCTGGTTCATATTCTCTATAGGGGCTAATTGTTTTACTGAAATATACGCTTCAGGAAAATCTTATTTATACCATGGTGGTTATACTGGGAAAATGTATTATAACGATTCTGGCACAAATGATGACGGTTCGGCTTTTAGTGCTATTTATAAGTCGAAACCTTTTTCTCATGGAGATACGACATTAGAGAAAAAATACTCAAAATTATTCTTATCTTATGAAAACAAGGGAAGCCATAATCTTACAATAACTATAACTTGTGATGAAAATGCAAATACCCAAAAAGTAATAACTCAATCTATGTCAGGCGGGTCAGGTTATAACACTTTATGGGATGTGGCTCAATGGGACGTGGATTATTGGAGTTCTTCTACTGATATTGATATTGGAAGAGACATTGATAGGGTAGGAAAGCTCATAGATATAACATTTTCCGTTACGGGATTAAATGAGGCATTTAATATTTATAACCATACTATTTTAGCGAAGCCATTAAGAAGAGGAACCGTAAGAGTAAGAGAAACTACATAAGGAGAATTATGAAAATACTCACAATAGGCGCATGCCCATTATGCAAAAAAAATATTTGGAAATTCAAAAGACCGTCTTTCTTGTCAAAAACTATTTACGGATGGAGTATTAATTTTAAAAATACTCCTTATGAACTTAATGAATTGGGAACTCACTTTTGGCTTCTTTTAAGCGACGGAACTCGTATGCGTGTGGCGATATGTAAAGACTGTCTAAAACATATCACAGGCGACCAGGTAAAACAGATTTTCGCTGATATTACATATACAAAACTTAAAGCAATAGAAAAAGATAAAAGAATCAATATTCAATATAAGCTTTTTGACAGGGTTAGGACGATAGAAATAGTAACTTATGCGGAAAATGAACAGGATATAATAAATTTTATAGAAAGCAAAGTATAAATGGAAAAATCAATAGTATTGGGTGATTTATCTAACCCTGAAAATGTAAAGAATCTAACATCTTATCTGAAAGATGCTTTCAGGGATTTAGATATAATCTATTCGACATCCGCACCTAATGGGAATATTGGCGCTTCAAGGGGAAGAACTTGTTTATATAATAATTCAGGAACTTACACTATATGGGTCAATACTGATGGTGGAACTACCTGGCAACAGGTAGGAGCGGATCTGTGGGAAATAGACGGAACTGAAACACAGCTTAAAACCGCTGATGAAATAGATATGCAGTCCAAGAAAATAATCAATACTTTAGACCCTACACTTGCTCAAGATGTAGCCACTAAAAATTATGTAGATGGACAAATAGATGACATCATAGCTCAATCTGATGATGTAGGAAATGCAGCCAATAAAATTCCTGTTTTAGATAGTTCGGGTTATTTACCTAATGACTCTGTAGATACTACAGCCCTTAAAACCGCTTCCAGTGAGTATATAATGGGAACAAATTATACCCAGCAAGAAGTAACGGGGGGAAGGTATTGCTTTTTCCCTCAAATAAAAATGGATACTACTGATGTTGGACAATGGGAAGCTCATATATGCTCTGCTTACGGAACTGCAAATTTTGCAGGATGGACTACGTATAGAACGAATATAGGATTAAAGGGAATAACAACTGGAACCAATGACATAATGGCTCAGTTTTTATATATTACTGCATCAGGTGAAGATTATTGGCTTTGGGCCTTAGTAAATAAAGACACTAAAGAAGTATTATGTATGTCAGGTGCTCCTGACCATAACTCTTACGGAAACTCAAACGACTTTATTAAGACCCCTCATCCTTATTGGCAGGAAGATTTAACTAATAGAGAAGTGGTTTTAATAGAAAAATCCCAAGCAAAGGCTATTCAGAACGAGGCTAAGGAAAAAAGAGTAGGCGTATTAGAGATTGTGAAAGAAAAATACAAGATAGATTTTAATAATACCTATACTTACGAACCTATGCACACAGGGCAATATACGCCTGAACATGAACCTGTTTTGGTAGATATATTACCTGATTATGTCCAAATAAGAAAACTTGTTTTAATGACGGATAAAGATAAAACAGATAAGGAAAAAAGAAGAATAGAAAACAGAGCAAAACTTGAAGCTAAAAAAGTTGAAAATAAAAACAAAAAACAAGCAGTATTGAATAAATTAAATATAACCGAAGAAGAATTGAAGGAGATATTATGTTAAAACTATTTATTAAGATTTTCAAAGATGAACAGGGTGGGACGTTATCAATAACTTATTCTTTTTCACCAAATACTTTAATCGTAAGTTCACAAATGAATACTAATTTTACCGATGTTGTAACTGCGGTAAATGCTATTGATGCTGATAATATTTCAGATGACGCAGTGAGTGCAGCTAAACTCAATCCTGATGTAGTTCGTTCAGGATATGGGTTAGTCCAGCATACAGATGGCTCTTTGTATGTAGATGTATCCGATACTGACCCTGGTCTTGAAATAACAGATGGAGGCATAAGGGTAAAAGTGGATGGGACTACTATTCAACGGACTTCTTCAGGGTTATCAGTAATTTCAACAGTAGGAGATCATGGAACATTATCAGGATTAACAGATGATGACCATACTCAATATCTAAATACTACCCGCCATGATACAGACGACCATTCAAGTTTTGATTTTGCTACTATGGGAACAGGAATATTGCCATCAACAAGGATTTCAGGTCTATTAGGTTCTTGGGAGTCAAAAAGTTATAATACTGTTTATGAAGCAACAACTGATGGATTTGCAATAGTATATAATCCAAATGGTGGTTCTGGTAGCCAGAGAATCTATTCAGATAGTAGTAATCCGCCCACAACTATTAGAAGTGCTTCTGGTGCTGGAGGGAGTGGTATAAGCCCTGTCAAAAAAGGTCATTATTGGAAAGCGTGGAGAGATGGAGATTATGGTCAAGTGGTGTATTGGATACCACTCGCAAGCTAAAAGGAGGATTTATGTTTAAATTATTTATCAGGATTTTAAGGGATGAAAAAGGATTTGAATGGGGAAGTGCAGCAGCAGGCGCGGCTACAGGTGCAGCAACAGGTTCAACTTTTGGACCTGTTGGCACAGTAGTAGGGGGTATTGGAGGCGCTATTTTAGGAGGCCTCAGTAAAAAGAAAAAAAAAGAAGAAATCTATGACCCCTATGCCGCCCAAAGAGAGCAATATAAACAATATTTAACTGACAAACTCGGCACTTCTTCGGAATATGAATATAATCCTGAATTTGAAATTGACCAACCTGAAATAGAAAGCGCAGCAGAAGAAGCCATTTTAGGTAAGATACAGGGTGGGGTTACGCCCTATGAATATTCAAGCGATATTACGCAGAAATATTATGACGCTACAAAAGCCCGTCAGCAAGCAAGTTTTGATGAAGAAAAAAAATCTGCGGCAGATATGTATAATCGTTTGGGCCTTGTTTCATCAACTCCAGGGCTTCAGGCCCAACAGAATATAAGCGAAAAACAAAGATTATCAGAAGAGGAACTATCAAGTCAACTTATGTATGAAGATATAGCGCGGGAACTTTATGGAACGCAGATGGCAGAGGACATTTATAGCGATTATATAAATAAAGGTCTTACTTTGGGTGAAACACAAAGAGAATCGGAAGAATATACTCAAAATATGTCAATGGAAGATTTAGCGCGCAAAATTGCTGAAGAACAATATTGGTCAAGTTCTATGGGAACTCTTTTAGGGCTAAATCCAGCAGAGCGCACAGTAAGCTATCAACCGAATACTGCTTCACAATTATTATCAGTTTTACAAGGGACCGATTTGAGTTCTATTCTTAAATAAAAAATAAGGAGGAGGTTTTATGGCAACAAGATACTTAGATGAAGATCCAGAAAGTTCAAGCGGTGATATTTTTAGAGGGCTGCAAGGTCAATTAAACCGGATAGCAGTTAAGAAGCAAGCAGATCTTCTCAGAAAAAGAGAACAATCTGATAAAATCCGCCAAACTATAATAGAAGCCGTAGCTTCAGGAAAAATGAAATCTAAGGAAGGGGCTACGTTTGGAGATATACCCGATACGGAAGATGTAGGTTCTACGTTGGGGTATCTATCGAAAAATTTAGAGCCGAGAAATGAAGATTATGAGACACTACAAACTATATTAAGCGGTGGTAAACCAAGTGAACCTGTTGGGACTAATACCCAAACAAATGTTTTAGGTGGTGGAAAATTTAAGCCTAAACAGATAAGCATGGGCGGGATTACATTAGAAAGAGAACCCACCGAAGAAGAAATACAAAAAGACATTGATACAAAAATAAGGATGAAAACAGCGGAAGAAGGAACGAAGGGCTTACCGATAGAAACAGGTGGTAAGCTTGCTATGGTGAAACAGGCAAAAAATGATATAGAAGAAGTAAGGCAAATGCTCTTTCCTGATGGCACAGCGAAGTCATTTAAAAGAGGATTAGCGACTGCTTCTAATTTACCCGGAAGCAGAACACCTATTATTGGGGCGATAATACCTCAAGCAATGCCTTTTAATGGAGGTGCGCAAAAGATATATTCAAGACTTCAAAACGCAGTTGCGGCGAAATTAAGAGTTGAAACAGGAGCGCAAGCAAACCCTTCAGAAGTAGAAAATATTTTAGCAAGATTTGGAATAACGGGCGCAAGTTCTCCTGAAGCGGCATTTGACGCATTACAAAGATTAGAGAACTTTATGGATGAGACGATAAATATTACAGACCCAGGAGGAAGATTTACAGGAAAAGCTAAATCTCAATATAAAATAGGTCAAACTATAA